TGTTTCTGTACTACAAATTTTTTACTAGGTAATGTATTAAAAAATTTTCTAAACGGAATATCAAAATTGTTCATTGTATTTAATTGTGGTAAGCTCTGATTATCTACACATTCGATTTCAAAGTCTGGAGCAATCATTTTGTAGCTGTATACATTCATATCTAAGTATTGCATTACTAATTTTATATACATTTGCGTATGCCATTCGTAGCTATCTTCATCAAAGCAATATTTGTTTATTGTATCTTGTACAGCATCATTATTATTTGCTAGGTTTCCTCCTTGATACCAACCTGCACTACCTCTATGAAAATCAAAACGTGTAGGATATGTCCATTGTACAATTAGTTCATCTTCGTCAGACATTTTATCTGCTATCTCTATAGCACGATGCATAATTGCATAGTTGCCAAATCCACTTTGCCCCCAATTTTCATATTCATCAAATTCTTGGGCAAGTATATCTGCATACGTAGGCCAACAGTATCTAGTGTGACTACAACCTACTACATAAAGTTTACTCACAGCTTAACCTCAATATTATATTCTTTGGCTATCTCTTTTAATTCTTTTTTAGTATGCATTGATGCTAAAATTTCAACTTCTCTTTGTTTCATGTTAGGATAAATTTGTTGTAATAATTTTACTCCTTGAGCATTTGTTTGTGCATCTTTTTTCTTGAACCCAATCCATTGGTGAAATTGTATTTTTCCTGTGTTTCCTGATTGGCATAATAATTGCCATTGAAGTTTAGGATGTTTCGAAACAACCATATAATTTTTGTTATAATATTCATTTGTTTTAAAAACTGCAAGTTCTTGATCCTCTCTATTACCTTTTACACTAGATACATATCTGTTTAACAGCCAAAAACTAACTTGTTTCTTTTCATCGTCAGATAGTTCGTCCCATACGTTTTTTGCGCCCATATCAACAGCCGCAAGTATATCCTTTATTGGGAGTTTTTGCTGTGCCATTTATCAACATCCTTTGGTTCGTTTATTTCTACACCATTAAAGTATACACTCGAACAGCCTATTTGCCAACCATTTTTTAACCATCGTAGCTGTTCTAATTTTTCAACTTGTTCTTCTTGTTCTACTTCATACGTATCATAAAATTCTAACGGATTACGTTTATACCCGTAAACGCCTAGATGCCATTCACCGTAGCCTGTCATACCTCTGCCAAACCAAAGAGCTTGATCTCCTGCACGTACCATCTTAACACTGTTAGGATCATTTTGCATTTCCTTTGGCATTTCAGTGTACACAGTGCTTATAGGATAGTGCTTGAGCCATTCAATACAACGGCTTATTATTTGTTCTGTTACATCTGGCATATCACCTTGAACATTTACAAATTGATCGTACTCTTTAAGCACATCCCATTTGTTTACTGCACCTGTACATCTTTCAGTACCGTTGTCGTATTCTTCATTATCTAAATAGCAATTTGGTCCAATTACATTATAAATGCGTTGGTCATCTGTAAGAACGTAAGTATCAATACCAGTTGACTTACATGTGTTGTATACACGCTTTATCATTGGTACGCCACCTAGCTCAACTAATGGCTTACCTTCAAATCGTGTGCTTCCGTATCTAGCCGGAATAAGAATAGCGGTTGATGTCATCGATTACCCTTTCAAAGTCTTGTAGTTTTAACATGTTAGGACCGTCACTTGGTGCATTGTCCGGATCGGCATGTACTTCTAAGAAGAAGTTTTTTATACCAAGTGCAGATGCAGAGCGAGCCATCCCAGGAACATACCCACGGTTACCGCCGCTACTATCGCCCATTCCTCCCGGTTTTTGAACCGAATGGGTAACATCAAAAACAACAGGAACATTATAGGTATCAAGCAGATACTGCAAGCCAGTGAAATCAACGACCAAAGTATTATATCCAAAACTTGTTCCTCTCTCTGTTATCCAAATTTCTTTTGCACCTTCTGTTTTACTTAGTATACCTTTGACATCCCACGGTGCAAGGAACTGTCCTTTTTTAATATTGACTATTTTATTTGTTTTACATGCGGCTTGTAATAAATCTGTTTGTCTGCACAAGAATGCAGGAATTTGTAAAACATCTACACATTCTTCGTAATATGCCGCAATTTTTAAAATTTCATTTTGGTTGTGTACATCAGTTAAAGTTTGTACACCCAGCTCGTCTTTTAATATAGCAAAATCTATCATAGTATTTTTTAAACCAACACCACGTTTGCCCTTTACATTTGTTCTGTTTGCTTTATCAAAACTAGCTTTGAATACATATTCTATATTGTGTTTATCGCATACACGTTTACACTCTTTAGCAATTTCATAACTTTGTGCCAGTGTTTCGTGTTGACACGGTCCTGCAATTATTCTCATTCTCCGTCCTTTACAATATAATATATGTCTAACAACTTTTGCATTTGTTTTTTCAAAGTTACATGCTTGTCTGCTAATAACATCATATCTTGCCAGTCACTGTAGCTAAACAAACAACCTTGTTCTTTTTGAACTGCGTCTGCGTCTCCGCCTATTATCCAACGTTCTATTTCAGGTTTGTCGCGATAACGAGCGTACACAACACCGTTGGCACGCTCGTATATCAAGGGTTCATTGGGCAATAACTTACCCATAAACTATGCTTTCTTTTTCCTACCACGTTTAGGTTTAACTTCATCTTTTAAGACTAAAGCATCAACACCAAACTTATTTTTTAATGTGGCAAGTAACACACCGTATGCTGGAAGGAATACAATTAAACCTACAACAATTTTAGTTAATGTGTTATTAAATGCTACACCGTGTACCCAAGGTGCTGGGTAAAACGCTGTGTAAAAGAATGCGTAAGTATCGATGATATTTGCGGCAATAGTTGAAATTGCTGGTGCCGCCCACCATGCTTCCGTATACTTTTCTCTAATGTGTTGAAATACATATACATCAAGCATTGTACCAATTGCATAAGCAACACCTGAAGCAATACCTACTCTGTAAGCATGTTCATCGCCTAGTGCTAGTAGTACAAGTACTGAAGCAATAATCGCAGGAATAATAGCCATAGCTACTACAGCACGACCTGCTTCCTTACCAACTAAACGTACAGTTAAGTCAGTTGCAACTACAACAATCGGAAATGTAAATGCGGCCGCCGCAAGTGGAAACTCACCAAACAATGGTAAGTCTGCGCCAGGAAACACATTAAATCTAATTGTTACTAAGTAATTTGACACAGCAATTACAAGCGTATGTAAAATTACTAAATTGCGAACAAGTGTCTTATCAACACCGTCTAAAAGTTTTTGGAACATATTTTATTCTCCCTTTGGTTTTATTTAGGTGCAAACTGTTGCTGGAGTTTAATGTTATCCATAAACTCTTTCTTTGTTCCTGCATCGTCTGCGAATGCACCTTTTAACACAGTAGTCTGCGTTAAACTTGAGTGTGCGCCTATTCCACGGTTTTCACAACAACCGTGTGTTGCTTGGATATATACACCTACATTTTCCGAACCTGTAGCTTGCATGATTTCTCGTGCAATGTCCATAGCAAGTTCTTCTTGTAGTGTACCACGTCTTGCACACCATTGTGCTAAACGTGTATACTTGCTTAATCCAATTAAAGTATCTGCCGCAATAATACCTATATAAGCTACACCGCTAACTGGTTGATGATGATGCGAACACATTGATTTGAGTTCGCTTCTTACAACTAACATTCCTTTATAAGGATCGTTTGTAACATTTGGAAATGCAGTAGCATTAGGACGTACATCATATCTACCACTCATAATTTCATTAAAATACATTTTTGCTAGACGTCTTGCAGTGTCTTGTGAATTAGGATCATTCTTACGATCTATAACTAAACAGTCTAGTACATTTTCAAATGCTTTAGTTGCTTCTTCAATTAGTTCTTCTTTATCGCCTTTTTGCATAACATAAGAGATATTGTCTCCTGCCCAATAGCGAATACCTTCTTCTTCAAGGCGTGTTCTTAGTTGTAAACTTTTGCTCATATTTGTTTCTCCGAGTTATCGACGTGGATGTCGTTCATTATAATATACAACATATTTAGGTTAATGTCAAGAAGTTTTTGTTCCAACTGTACGCCTAACTATGTCATTATGGTTAAATTCAGCCCAATAAAGCTCAAATGCAACACCATTTTCTAGTCCTTCGAACTGATGCACTAAGCCTGGTTTAACTTGTGTAAAGTCACCTGCTTCAAGAATAGTTTCGTCTACTAAACCATCTTGATCTGCTGTTTGCCAAACACGTACAAGCATCTTACCTGACTCTACAAAAAAGCCATTCCATTTATACTTGTGTTCATGTTCACTACATTTGAATCCTTTTTTGAATTCAATGCGATGGAACTCTAGTACTCCATTTGCATGGATAAGTTCTGTCTGTCCCCATATCTTGCCTGCTTTCATTTTAGTCTCCTATATTAGCTGACTGTATTCTATAATTTCACTTTGACGCGAAATGTCTTTTACAAAAAATGCACATTTAGGATTTGGTCCATCTGTGATAGGTACACTAAGTAACTGTCCGTTTTTCATTTTTGGAAAATACCATTTAACATCATTATAGAAATGTGTAATTTTTATTTCACCAAAGTCCGGAGCATAGCTAGTTAATGGATTGAATAAAAATGCTTGAAAGCCCCTATCATTTAAACTTGTTAAAGGTAATACTTCCAAATCATTATATGCTTCTCTATCTCCAACTGCTACACACCAATCTAAAGGCATTGTTATTTCATGTCCCTTTATATCTAAAACCATTGCTGGTGCACTGAACGATTCTAAAAAAATTAACGGTACATAAAAGAAATCTGGATTTTTTGGATCTGAATTATCTAATACACTAAATCTTATATCTTCTTCTAACTGCTCTGGTAAATTTTTTAGATCATAACATGTATTCTCTAAAGTTAATATTCTCATACTAGTTC